ATGAATTGTTAGAAAAGGCTGCAGCAGCTGGTACAACAGTATCAACAGGCTTCGGCTCATCAACAGGTGGTTCAGGCGTTCACACAGCTTCCGAAAACGGAAATGGTGGTCTCCTTAACCCAGAACAGTCAGCTAGATTCCTAGACTATATGTTCGATGCTACCGTAATTGGTAAGGTTGCACGTACTGTCCGAATGAAAGCTGATACAACAGAGATTGATCGTATGTCAATCGGAGAGAAGCTTGTAAAGCTTGCATCTGAAGGAGAGAACACTGCTGTAAATAGCGGAGTAACTTTCTCAAAGATCTCTCTTACAACTAAGAAGCTACGCATGGACTGGGAGCTTTCAACAGAGTCACTCGAAGACAATATTGAGGGTGCAGATCTAGAAGATCACATTGCACGTATGATGGCAACACAGGCAGGAAATGACATCGAAGATGTTATCCTTAACGGTGATGAGGATCTTACAGGCGATGCACTTTACAAGTCTTTTGATGGCGCAGTTAAGAAGGCTAAGTCTTATGGTCACGTAGTTGACGCAGAGGGTGCTAATATTTCTCGTGCTGTATTTAACAGCGCATTGAAGGCACTTCCACGTAAGTACAAGCAACGTCGTACAGACCTTCGCTTCCTTTCTGGCTCAAACTTGATCCAGGATTATCTATACAGCACATCACAGAACATTCAGAACGTTAACCCACAGGATATTGCTTCTGGCATCATCCGTGGTGATGTTCCTGTTCTTGGTGGCCCAGCAGGATACGTTGCACCATACGCATTCGGTATCCCAATTGTAGAAGTTCCTCTTCTACCAGAAACACAGTCTGGCGATTATTCAGGCGCAGCTGGTTCACACGGTGACATCCACTTGACATTCCCAAATAACGTAGTTATTGGTATCAAGCGTGACGTAACTGTTTACCGTTTCTTCTGGCCACGTAAGGACTCTATCGAGTACACAATGTATACTCGTGTAGGCGTTCAGATCGAGCAAGCAGACGCATGGGTAGTTGTTAAGAACGTTAAGGTCGCTTCCTAATTTATAGGATTTAGATCTGCAAAAAGCCCCCTAAATTAATTTTTGGGGGGCTTTTCATTTAAATTTCTTAATGCTATAATTGATTGACGAGAATAAGGAGATTTACATGTCATTTGAGACATTAAAAGTATCTGAACTAAAAAAGGTAGCCGAGGACTTCGGAGTTGAAATCGACGGCTTAAAAAATAAAACAGACATCATTGCAGCGCTCTCAGAAGAGGGAGTTACCTGGGCGGTATATCAAAAGACCGTAAACGATTTAGAAGAGGCAGAAGACATGTCAGTAGAAGTTCTTCCTAAGTTTGATCCTAAGAAGGAACAACCAGAAGATACAGTTTTAGTTAAAATGGAAAGAGATAATTTCCGTTATGACATTCAAGGTTTTACATTTACAAAAGAGCATCCATATATTGCTATGAATAAAGAGCAAGCTCAAGAAATTTTTGACAAGGAGGCAGGTTTTAGATTAGCAACCCCTAAAGAGGTTCAGGAGTTCTACCACTAATCTAAGCCTATTAAATGGCAGAGATATTATTAAATAGTCAGTCACCAATAACACATCAGGTTTTTTGGAATGGTGAGATAACTGTTCTGGATACTGCACCTACAGTAAAGTTATATGATATAACAATTGACCCTGCAATAGATCCAGCCATTAATCCAAATACTCCACTTCAGCTTTTGACTTCGGTGGCGGATGAAAATAATCCTGGAACCTATATAACCTATGTTCCATATCAGTATACAAATAGAAATAGGACTCTAAGACTAGAGTGGTATTATACGATTGGCTCTACAAATGTAACTAGATCCGATGAGGTGTATGTTGTTACTCCATATGTAGATTTTAATCATGTTCAAGACCTTGGGTTTAGTATAGATTCATCAGATCCAAATTATAAATCATATAAAGAGCTAATACGTGCAGAAAGATATGCTCGTAAACAAATAGAGCAATATACTGGTCAAAACTTCTATCTATATGATGACTTATATGTAGTTTATGGATATGGCTCAGACGTGCTTCCGCTTCC